CACGACTCTCGCATCCGATCCCTTGAGCATTCCCGTGGCTATGTCATGGGATGGTCAGCTTCTATTGGCGCTTTAACCAGCGCCATTATTACGTTTATTATTAAATCTTTTTAAGGAATCTAAGTAATGCCTATTGAATTAATGTCACTGTTAGGTGGCGGTTTAGCTGGTTTTGTGTTTCGATACTTGGCACAGAAATCACAAGATCAAAAAGAATTGTTTGAACGAGCTTTACTGGGTAATAAACAAACAACAGAAAATCAAAACTTAGCGGCAACCCGTGTATCTATAGATGCAGGCAAGGTTGTTCGTCAAGTTATTGTATTAACTGTTTTGTTTTCAACCTTAGCTGCTCCTTTTATTCTACCTTTCTTTGGTGTACCAACTTTTGTTGAAGTAGATACCAACAACCCAGAAGCGTTGTTTGGTTTAATCCCAGAAACCAGTCGTAAGATCTTTATTGAAATCAATGGATTCTTATACACATCCGAGAACAGGCAGATTCTTGTATCTATTGTTGGTTTCTATTTTGGTTCAGCCGTAGGAGGTAACAAGTCATGAAGTATTTATTATTTTTATTTTTGGGTGCTTGTTCAACAGTCCCCCAAGTCATCCCCGATGTATCCCGCCCCAGCGTTATGGAAGAATCCATTAAACACAATTTATCAACTTCAGGTGAATCAAGTTTCCTGTGGATTTTATGGTATATCCCAATACTGGTAATAGCCCTGAGTTGGACATGGAAAACATTCTTAAGAAAGGATAAAAATGAACAACAAAGAAACTGTGAACAAAATCTACAGTAAGTTCTTATCAGTTCTTTTAGAAGACCTGAACGATAGCTCCAAATGCGGTCCAGGTCTTTACCAAGTAATCAGAGGAGTAATCCAAGATAACAAAGAGTTATTGGACAACCTGCCTAACGACTCAATGGCAGCTATTGAAAACAAACTGGCATCTTCGGTACCCTTTAAGTTTACCTCTTCCAAGGCCGTATAAGCCCTAGGAAGCCACCAAACCCTAGGGCGGTACCTAGATACCCCCCAAACAAGAAATCCCTTATAAGGAAACCAGCGCAATGAAGGTACCTCCAGAGGTTATAGAAGACTTTAGAAACCACCTATATTTTTGTTTCAAGTATTTGGGATTGGGTCAACCCACCCCCAAGCAGTACGCTATGGCTGAGGAGTTACAGAACGGTTCTAATGACTTTCTATTACAGGCGGGGCGTGGGGATGGGAAATCGGTTATTAATGCTTGTTTTGTTAGTTGGAAGTTACTGAAGGATCCTAATAGAACTCAGTTGGTACTGTCGGCAGCAGGCGACAAAGCCATTAAGTTTGTTGCCCAAGTCAGGCAAACCTTGTCTTTGGTTCCGTATATGCAACATTTAATACCCCAAGAGTTTGAAAAGGACTCGGCTTTTGGTTTCAATGTTCATGGTCGTACCCGTATCAGCCAAGATCTATCGGTTTCAGCCAAGGGTATTACTTCCCAGATCACAGGATCCCATGCCGATGACATCCTGTGTGATGACATAGAGATCCCTGAGAATTCAGACAGTCCCGCTGCTAGAGAGAAGCTGTGGGATAGATGCATGGAATTAGAAAACATTAGAAATAAAATACCTAGTTCTACTATTAGATTCTTGGGTACCCCTCAGACCAAAGATTCAGTCTATAACAAACTTGCGGGTATTTATAAAGTTGTTAAGTTCCCTGCTGTTATGCCCGATATTAATAATCTCAACGAGTGCGATAATGTTCACCAATATATCTTAGGATTGCAGTTAGAACCCGGTCAATCAACCCAACCAGAACGATTTTCGGATGAGCAAATTTTAGACATTGAAGCTAAGATTGGACCCAGCTTATTTGCGTTACACTATAAGTTGGATACCTCAACCTCTGACAGTAAAAGGTATCCACTCAGGTTATCTGATTTAGTTGTTATGGATATAGACATTGAGGTCTTTCCCCACAAAGTAACATGGGCTAATGCTGTTCAAAATAAAAGGGTTCCTTCCTTTGGGATGCGTGGTGACATATGCTATGAACCAATGTGGGTATCGCCTACCTATGTGCCGTATCTTGAAACAGCTATGTTCATTGATCCATCGGGTCGTGGTGCAGACGAAACAGCCATCTGTATAGCCAGCTTTGCCAATGGATATGTTGTTATTCATGAACTGTATGGTCTTCAGGGTGGGTATGATTCAGGAACCTTGGAAAAGATTTCAAAGATGGTTCTTCAGTATAGGATCAAAAAGATTAATTATGAGTCTAACTATGGCGATGGTATGTTTGGTCAAATCTTAAGACCAGTCATTGCATCCCAGTGTGGTCAGGTTGCTATTGAGGAATTCAAAGTAACTGGTGCCAAGGAAAGTCGTATCCTCAGGATACTGGAGCCTGTGTTTGCCCAACACCGATTAGTCTTTGATACTAAGGTAATCAAAGATAAAGAGAATCAAACTCAGATTACTAGGTTGTCAGATCGTAGGGGTGCCCTAAAGCATGATGATCGTGTTGATGTTCTGGCTTCGGCTGTTAACTATTGGTCTGAAGCTATATCAATTGATCCCGATAAAGCAATTAAGAAGAACCTAGAAGAAGAACAAAAAAGAATAACTAAAGATTGGTTATCCAGTAAAAGATCTATTGGATTATTGGGTGATCGTATCAGTGGAGCTATTCTTTTAAACAACAATGAGATGAAACCACCCAGCAAGTTTGGTCAATCAATTCTTCGATATAAACGAATATGAGTAAAAAAAGTATAGCCGTAGTAACAGGAATAGGTCCACGTACAGGAACATCTTTTGTTATGCAACGTGCAATTCTAAGTGGTCTTCCAATAACAGGTAAAAAATTTATTGATGGTTATACTGTAAAAAAGCATAATCCAGATGGTTATTGGGATACAGACCTTGAAACAATCCAAAATAACAACATTAATAAAACAGTAATTAAACTGTGGTATAATTCTCTTAAGTATATAGACCATGATTTAATATCTTGTATTGTTGTTCTAGAAAGAAAAAACAAATTAGCTCAACTAGCCAGTATGTACAAAGTATATCGTGATGAATATAAAATGACAAACATGGACGTTAATATCTCTGATATTTTTTACGACCACCACACAAAGTTACAACAGTGGTTAAATCAAAGAAACCAACAAACAATTCTTAAAGTATATACTGAAGACTTAAATCAAGAATATCCAAATATTATATCGTTTTTAGAAAGAGGTTTATTATGCCACCAATAACAGCAGCAGTAATAATGGGCGGTATGGCTTTAGGTCAGGGAGTTATGGGAGCTTTGGGCAGCAGCTCACAAGCAGCAGCCCAAGCTAAAGCAGCAGAAATCCAACAACAACAAGCTAACTTTAGGGCACAGTGGGAAAACGAAGCTAACAATCGAAATATGATGAGAGCTTACCAAGCTAACTTGGAAAGAAATATTTTGATTGAAAGGGGTGCAAACATTGACCGTGCTTTACAAGAGTTATATTTAGATAAATCCTTTTCAAATCAAAAGGGAACTCTCAGTAAACAAACAAACGCAACCAATGCCCAGTTTCTGGGAACAATGAGCCAGCGTAATATTGGATCTAACTCAGGAACTGCTAGAGCTTTGCTAAGGCAAAACATGTCAACCATACAAGCTAATCTAGTGGCTTTAAAAACTAACTATAGACAAGCTTATAAAGACATTGAAAACCAACAAAACCAAAAACTAAGTCAACGTCAGTTTTCATTCCAAGAACAACGAGCATTCTTACCAACACTGGGTGGAATTGCTGATAGCTCTTCCACAGCTTTAACAACTGGTTTAATATCAGCAGGGCTGGGTGCTGTCTCTGCTGGAGTTGGATCGTACATGCAGTTTAAACCCAAATAATAAAACAACATGAACAACAACTTATTTAACCAACTGCAAACTATAGCAATGCAAGCAATGCCTCAGAACTACAGTCAACCAGAAACAGTTGACTCAGTTGTTGACAACGAACAAATTCAATTACTAGGGAAAAAAAGAAAACAAGTTTTTGAAATGTTTCCAGATAATTCCCAAGAAAGATTTAACTATTGGAAAACACAAATTGACACAACAGGCATGACCGCCAAGGCTAAACAAACTTATTGGAAAGACTATGAAGCAATGCACCCCGAAGGTATTGTTGGGGCTAAAAGAGACTTTGTTGATGTAACTAAAAGAGAATTAGATTATATTGAATCACCTGTAGCCAAAGAGTTTTTCTTAAGAGAACGATTGGATAACACACCTGAGTGGGCTAGAAAAGAACTAGATCCCATCTTGGGTGAACTCAGTACTATTGTTGCCAACTCTAATTATGCCAAAGCTCAACAAGTTTATATGAAAGACTTGGATCTCAGGATTAACAGGTTTGCTGCGTTGGCTCAACTGGATCCAGATGTGTCAGTTGAAAACCACACCACCGATATTACAAAGCTAGAGCAAATGAATCTTCTTGAGGTTGCTAAAATTGAACAAGGTAGAGTTGGGGTATATTCTAAGGGTGGTCAATTTATCCCAGCCTTTGGTTTACAAAGCAGAAATGATGTTTTTGAAAATGATTCTAATGGTTCTCCATCACTAGAAGAACAATCTGTAATCAGATCTCTAGCTCCGACTATTATTAAAAAAGCAATCCAAGGAAACCTTGCCGTTGCTAGAAATAAAATCATGGCAGACGAAAGGGCTGGTATTGCTGTTGCTGAGAGATATCTAACTGACGGTGCTTTTAATTTTGATCAATGGGACACAGCATTCTCTATGTTACACAATGTTCCAATGTACGATAAAATTAAACTGGGACTGAGGGGTGAAATTACAGCTGGTAGAATTAAAACAGAGTCTGATCTAAAATCTGCTATATATCAATCCGTATCTAAATACAGTTCTTTTCTTCAATCAAATATAGATTTTAATAAAGATAATTTACTAACCGAAAAAGAACTTGAAGATATTGCTCAAATGTATGTAACAACTATGTCAACCCGAAGATCTAAAAGACTTTGGGAAATGGATTCTATTTCAGATTTTACAGGATCCACCAATCCAGACTACATTGAAGCACAGAAAAAATATGAAGAAGCTGTAGCAAAGGTTCCCAAAGGTCAATTAGAACAACTACGAAAAATAGAAGAATCTCTTCTACAAACAAAATTAAAAAAACTCCGTGGAAATTAATAAATTAACCAATCCGTATCTAAATACAGCTCTTTTCTAGAAAAGAAAGAAAATAATAATGGCTCCACTTGATCCAATACAGCAACAAATATTTGAAGAAGGTCCCAAGTCCAGCGTTGGTATGGGCAGTGTTACTCCTTTTGTTTATCAAGAAACATATCCAATACTGCCAGCACCAATCAACCCAAACATTGCTGTTACAGACCAACAAGCTTGGTATAAACTAGGTGCCGAAGCTTTTAATATTGCTGGTAAGTTATACGAAGAAGTTTTGGATTATCAAATCAGTGGACAAGAAGCTGATATACAAGCACTTACTTTTGATTTAGAAGATAAGATAAATGATGCATCGGCAGAAGCAGAAAATAAAATTTTAAATGGAATAGAGTCACAAGATCAAATTGCTAAAGATATGCAAGATTTTTATAGTAAGGCAAAAGAAACATTTAAAAACAAAGCAATTGAAATACTTGGGCAAAGTTCGTACGATTATTATACAGGCGAAAATTCTGACATTAGTTTATTAGGCACTAAATATAGAAGACTAGCGTTACAAACAAGAAAAAGTAATTACGATATTTCTAATACTATGCAAAAAG